CAGCTTCAACTAATGTAATAAATGTTGGATTAGCCTGATTTATGGTCAGAGGATTTATACCTACTTCAATTATTTTTTTACAAATCTCACCTAAAGAGATGGTTAATGGTTCTTGGTTAATGGTTAATGGTTCTTGTTTTATGTTTGGTTGCACATCTGTTGAAGGCACGTTCAACGGTTGTTGACTGTAAGCCTTTCTTTTTTCAGCACTTATTTTTCCAGCACGAGAATTTGCAGAAATCTTGTTTTGATATTCTTTAATCTCTTTATCAGCTCTTGTATTAATCCAGCCGTTTTTACTTAACACAAAAAACTCGTTCAACACTTGTTCAACTTCCGTTGCACATCCGTTGAGCATAACTATTCTGGTAACTGTATTTATGTCTTTAGGTATTGGTTTTTCATGAAGGTAATACCAATCTAAAAGTCTGCGATAACAAATATCTTCTATTGGTGTGAGGTGTTTAGTATGACTGGCATAGTCACCTATATTAAATTGATAGTAGTGCATTGTTTATGTCCAAAAAAAAGGGCTGCTAAATAGGTGGGACAAGCACCTAAATAACAACCCTGATACCAGAGGCATCATTAATTTTGACTTCTTGTCCAAGCCATTAATCATGCCACTATCCTATAGTATTGCATTAAGTTATCTTGATGTCAATATTTCATTTTCCACCTCTTTAATTCTTTGTCCAATCCATCTCATAACAGGTACAGCCATAGAGTTGCCAAGTGCTTTATATCTTGAACTATCGCTTGATGTTGTAGTGTTTGTATAGTTATCTGGAAAACCTTGTAATCTTTCACATTCTATAGGAGTTAATCTACGAACTCGCATATTAGAAAATAGTTGTTGATCCTGTGTTGTGCTTAAAGTAAATGCTGTATTGTCATTACCTAAATAGCCTTTACCACCACCTTCACATCCACCACGAACTTTAAACGCATGAGCTGTAATGTAAGTTGTGCTATCAGGCTTGTCTGCTTTACTTGCCCCACTTCTTAAACAATGTGCAATTTCTGTATCGCAAGCAATGCCATGAACACCTGTTGCATTTAATGTATACATTGGCCCACCTTCTGTAAATCCATTACCATTACCGCCATTTAAAGGTTGTCTGCCGATTGTATTTTCTGCTAAAGCAATAGGAACATTACTATCTCCATAAGATTTAAAAGCAACGTAAGTATCAGGCTCTGTTGCTGCATTTCCTGTTCTACTCCATCCAGCACCTGATGATGTAATTGTTGGTGCTAAATCAGCGCATATTACTGCGTTTCCTTCTCCTCTAGCTGGGTTGAAACTAGCGTAACTTGAAGGGCTTTTTGTAAGGCAATTGGCAACATCTTTCCCCTTTTCTCTGCTCGGTGTAATATCCCTGCACAGGCTTTCGGACTCAAATAATACTTTGGCTGCACTTCTCCAGTCTCCAAGACATCCGACAACGAACACACGTCTGCGTCTTTGTGGCACTCCGAAATGTTGAGCGTCAAGAACTCTGTAGGCGAACCCATACCCGCATTCAGCCAACCCTTGAAGCAAGGCTGCAAAGTCAGCTCCTCTGTTGCTAGAGAGTACACCTGTGACGTTTTCCCATAATATCCATTTTGCTTTAAAATGCTCTGCCATTGAGAGGTAGGTGAGCATAAGATTTCCTCTAGGATCGTTGAGTCATTTTCTGAGTCCTGCAATGGAAAAAGATTGGCAAGGTGTTCCACCGACCAAAAGGTTGACTGGTTCATTTATATTCCACTCCTTAAATTTTGTCATGTCACCATAATTAGTGACGTTTGGATAATGATGCTTTAATAATTGACTAGGAAACTTCTCAATCTCTGAAAAACCTACTGGATTAAATCCTAAGTCATGCCATGCTACTGTTGCTGCTTCTATGCCACTACATACCGATAGATAATTCACTTTATTCTCCGTTGCGTTAAAGTAGAACCATTATTTCATACCTATTTATTAAGCGCAACACATTTATGTAATCTTTATATCAATACCATAAACTTGCTTCATTAACCTGTACTTCAATTTAAATGTATCAAGCACGATTCCTTTCACATCCTCTACGATGTACTGGCCAGCTTGATCGTAATAAGTAAAATCTGCTATGTATTTAATAGCACGTTCAGCCTTCCCATTGATAACCAGTTTAGGTATCAACTCAAACGGCACTTGTAGTTGCAAATCTTTAATTAATCCAGCCTTTTCCTCTAGTTTTAATTGCGAATATCTTGCACTTTCTTTCTTAGAATGAAACTTTATTTGGTCTACTATTGTAGGTAAGTTGTTGTATTTATTACGTTTCATAATATTCCTAAAATATTTTAATATTTATTTAAAAAAGTGTTGCAATTAGTTTTAAAGGTCTGTATAGTTCTATTCATGCACTACGCATATTAACACACGGAGAATGAAATGATTGACTTACAAGCATATAAAAAAAGTTTAGAACTAGAAACAGTTGAGATTCATGGCGTAAAACTAGATGTGTATTTCAGCTACGATACTGAAGGTTTTACATTAGAAGCAGTAGAGTCTGGTACTGACACACAGGATTTATTACCGATTTTAGGTGATAAAACTATTGAGAAAATTGAAGCAGCAATAGCAGAAAAGGTAGGCAAATAATGGACAACTTATTAATAATCTTAATCGGCTTTTTTATATTCTGTGTAATAGCTGTCATCGGTGAATATTTCTTTGGTGACAAATAATGTGTCAGCAACAGTATCAAGCAGAAGTTTTAGATCAATTAAAAATGGAGAATGAAAATGAAATTAATATCAGCAGCTTTAGTAAAAGCACAGAAACAATTTGCACCAGCTCTAAAGACCAACACGAACCCCCATTTTAAATCTAAGTATGTTGGTTTAGATGGTTGTGTAGAGGCAGTGATTGACGCATTAAACGATAACGGTATCTACCTCATGCAAAAGAACCACCCAAACGATACAGGAATAGCGGTAGAAACGATTTTTATTCATGAGTCAGGTGAAAGTATCAGTGGTGGTGTATTAACCGTTCCTGCGGACAAACAGAACCCTCAAGGTTATGGTTCAGCACTTACTTACGCTAGACGCTACAGCTTAATGGCTGCATGTGGTATCGCACCAGAGGATGATGATGGCCAAGCAGCAAGCAAGACAGTAGTAAAAGCACCAGTTAAACTGACTATTGACGAACCTAGATTGAACGCAGCAATTGAGAAGATTCTTGATGGCTCATATACTGTAGGCAAACTGAAGGCTAACTTTGCTTTGACGGCTGAACAGGCTAAATTAGTTAATGAAGTTTGTGGAGAATAATATGCAGGGCAGTTTAGAGTGGAGACAGCAAAGGGCAGGCAAAGTTACTGCTAGCCGTGTTGCAGACGTAATTGCTAAGACTAAAACAGGTTACTCGGCCAGTCGTGCTAATTACATGACTGAGCTGGTGATTGAGCGCTTTGGTGTTCTTAACGATTCATTTATAAATGACGCTATGCAGTGGGGAACTCAGACTGAGCCACTAGCTCGTCAAGAATATGAGAATCGCAACTTGGTGTCAGTAGATCAAGTTGATTTTGTAGAAAATAAATACATTAAAAACTCAGGTGCAAGTCCTGACGGAATTGTGGGTGATGGACTAATCGAGATTAAATGCCCAAATAGCAAAACTCACTTTGAGTACCTACTTGCTGACGTAGTGCCAGAAAAGTATAAACCACAGATGGCATGGCAGATGTGCTGTACTGGAGCTAAATGGTGTGACTTTGTAAGCTACGATCCACGAGTGCCAGAAGGTTTACAGTATTTTGAAGTTCGCTATGAGCGTGACGATGAATATATCGCCATGCTGGAAGATGAAGTGATGAAGTTTCTTGCTGAAGTTGATGCAATGTATAACGAATTGAAGGACAAATTAGATGAAAAGACTGAAGATAAAACTGGCTAGGTTGTTTCACAAAGAGTCTGGCGCACATTGCAAGGCTCGACTTAAAAAAGCAATGCGAGAATTAAAAGCTGCAGGAATGATATATAATATTGTTGCAGATGGTGAAGATGGATATACACGAAATTACTAACGGAGAATCAAATGAACGTAACAACGGCAACAGGCAATTTAGGATCAGACGCAGAAGTACGCTTTACTAAAGACGGAACACCAGTAGCTAATTTTAGCTTCCCATTGTCATCAGGTTATGGTGATAAGAAGAAAGTGAGTTGGTTACGTTGCAGCATCATTGGTAAGC